ATAATATTCGATTTTGGAAGTACAACGCGATGGATGCGGCTGTTACGTTAGAAGCATGTGTTGCTATAGAAGAAGAACTCAAAGAGTTTGGAGTCTGGGATTTTTATCATCGTTTGGTTCATGCCCTTATACCTATCCTTATGGAGATGCAATTAAGAGGAATTAAGATAGATATTCCTGAGTGGAAGAAATTTAAAGCTGAGACAATCACTTCGCTTGCAGAACTGCAGGCGGAATTATGTAAACTGGTAGGCAGGGAGGTCAATGTTATGAGTCCAAAGCAGCTGAAAAAGTTGCTGTATCGTAACATGAACCTCCCTCCGCAATATAAAAAGGGAACTGCACGTATCACAACCGATGAAGAAGCACTTAAGAAGTTGGCTGTTAGATACCCCTCCAGGCTGTTTGATTTGATATTGGATATTAAAGGTAAAAGGAAGGTGCTCAGTACATATATAGAAAACCTCTTTGGTGAAGATGGCAGAGCCAAGTCAAGTTATATAATAGGGGGTGATAATGAAGGTGTTGGCGGAACTGAAACTGGCAGGTTATCGTCTAGAGAAAGCGTTTTTGGTACAGGAACCAATCTGCAAAACATACCTAAAGGGTCTTGTAGACGCATGTTTATTGCTGATGAAGGAAAAGTGTTTATTGAGTCAGATTTATCACAAGCAGAAGTTAGAATCGTGGCTTACCTTTCGGAAGAAACAAAACTTATTGATTTATTCGCCAAAGGCGGCAATATACATACACAAAACGCAGCGTGGATATTTGATAAGCAAGTGGAAGATGTCAAGAAAGATGAGCGGGAAATGGCTAAGAGACTTGTTCACGCGTCTAACTGTGGCATCGGGCCAAGAACGTTTGCTCATTATGCCGGTATCGGTGAAAGGGAGTCTAAAAGGTTGCTTGAAAAGTACTTTACCACTTTCCCGCGTATACGGTCGTGGCACTATGAGATACAGTCACATCTTAAGAAGAACAGGACGTTAGTTACCCCTCTTGGACGAAAACGAACATTTTTCGATAGGTGGGGTGAGAGTTTGTTTAGAGAAGCGTACGTATACATTCCCCAGAGTACGGTTGGAGATGTACTTAATTTAGCATTGATAAAGTTGAAGGAGAAGTTTCCGGATTTAGAGGTTATGCTACAAATTTACAATGCGTTCGTTATTCAAGTACCTAAGGAGACGGTTGGGATATGGGTGAGTAGAGTTAATGAAGCATTTAACATTCCTCTTAACATTTGTGGGAGAACACTCATAATTCCTGTTAAGCATAAAGTCGGTAAAAATTGGGATGAGATGGTTGAGTATAAGGTGTAACGTATGGCAGGTATTACGAGGAAGGTTAATCATTGGCTGCAGGCATACCTGGAGTATACAGCAGAACAAGAGAGTCCCAAAGCTTTTCATACGTGGGTTGGGTTGAGTGTTATTGCGTCCACCCTTGAGAGACGGGTATGGTTAAACAGAGGATACTATGACTTATTTCCTAACTTGTATGTTGTGTTGGTCGGTGCCAGCGCTAAAGTTCGTAAGACAACAGCCGTTAATACCGGGTATAATTTATTGAGGGAAGCGCTACCTGACATTACGATAGTAAGTCAAAAGATGACACCGGAAGCTCTTATCAACGTGTTTGTGCAGGAGTCACGTGAAAGGGAAATGAGTGGAGGTACGATAGTCTCGACTGAGCTGGGAGTGTTCTTGGGAAGCGGAACCAGAGCTACCGATTTGATGCAACTCCTCACTGATTGGTATGATTGTCCCAAACGTTTTGTTTATCATACGTTAGCCAGAGGGAAAGAGCCAATGGAGAATGTGTACTGTAATCTGATAGGGTGTACTACTCCAGAGTGGCTCAAGGATGCGATGCCGCCGTCTGCTATCGGAGGTGGATTTACCAGCCGTATTGTGTTCGTATATGGAGAAGAACCTCAGAAACTGATTGCGTTCCCGTTTGTGACTCAGAAGATGTTGGAGCAAAAGAGAAAGTTGATGTATGATCTTGAAGCTATCAAAGATATGGATGGTCAGTTCTATCTTACGGAAGACGCACAAGGTATGTTTAGCAAATGGTATCAGGAACACTCTCTCAATGAACACTCAGAGCATAAGGCGTTGGACGGGTATATGGGAAGAAAACATGATACGTTGCTGAGGGTTGGTATGTGTGTGGCGGCATGTAAGCGTAACGACCTTTTTATTGATACACCGGATTTAGAAGAGTCATTAATGTTAATGATGGAAGTAGAGAAAACATTACCGACAACTTTGAGGTTGATACAGATGACACCTGTTGGGGTTGACTTCGAGAGAGTATTTCGCATTATAGCTCGAAAAGGCCGGTGTAAGAGAAGTGACCTTATGAGGAGTGTTAGTTACTGTATGAATGCGAAGAGGTTAGATGAGGTTATCAATGACCTTACGGTAGCGGATAGGATAGAGTCGTTTACTAATAAAGGTACAACGTTCTATAAAGTGAAAGGAGGCGTAGAGTGAGTAGAGGTAAGATAAAGTATGTGATAGTGGATGATTGGGATATTGACCGTATCACTAGTGTTATCCTCCGAAAGGGACTGTGTAGTTACGTTCGGTATGGGGGTAACACTATAGTAGCCAGGTACGGGGTTAACAAAACGACTTTGAGAAAGTTAATAAAGGAGGAGTTGGATGATACAAGTAAGTAAATACATTAATTACAAAGGAACGCCGCACGAAAATTTATCAGAGTGGGAAAAGTGGGAGCTTTGTAACTTTGATGCAAAGATGTTGGTTATAACTGAGTATATCGGTGACCGCGTAGAGGACGCGTTCATGAAATTGGGGAGGATGTTGCTCAATGGAGAGTATATACGTAAGAGTACGGAAGAAGTGCCTTCAGTGCAAGAAAACATTTACGACAGTGGTGTCCATTCACAGGTGGAACAAGGGGGCGCGGAAACTCCAAAAGATATTTTGTGATAAGTGTCTTAAGGAAAGACGTTTGAGGTCTACTCGTAAAAGACTTAGACGTAAGTATCAGAAGAGACGTTTGAAGATGAAAGGTTTAGTATAGGTGTCCCCAGCTTCGTAGTTGACGCTCAGCTTCGTTTACTTTAACTCCAATGTCGGTTCTATATTGAAGGTCAGCCACACTTAAGTTTGAAATTGTCCGGTAAACACGTCTTCTACACTCTGTTATATCAGCTCCTCTGGCAGTTACTGCACCCAGTAACCCTGTACTTGCGGCTGACATGTAGGTTTCTCCGTTCTTCTCAACGTCGTTCCACCAGAGGTGTCGAAGGTTATGGGTGTTAACCCCACCAATAATATTATGGGTTTGGGAACCGGAATTAGGGTAAGGTGGTATAGAGAGACGTACCGATATAGCGTACATCCGTCTGAATTCTGCAAAGTTCTCGAGGCCTGTAGCGACACTCCAGAGGAAACGGGTAAGGTTGCCTTTGTAGAGTTCAATGAAGCTGAAAATAGCGTCGTAGAGGAAACCTGCCTTTAGAGCCACGGCACAAATTCTGGTTTGGGTTACGAGGGCGCGAACGTATATTGGGCCGCGATATTTAGTCTTCTTCAGAAGGTCTTCCAGTTTTAGAACTGTTTCCTTTACCAGAGGAGAATTTCTATCTATAACTTTAACGGTAGCTCCGGCACATTCTATCATAGAGCCAGCGTTACCATTCATAAAGCGAGTGTCTAATATTACCCAGTGAGGTGCATGTATAGAAAACCCATTCCACCACCCACCAACATCAACTACAACTCCATTTACCTCATTACCGAGGAGACGCATACCACACATACCCATCAGTTGAGAGGCGTAGTCTCTGTCTTTGTATGCCAAATCCGCCCATCTACAACCGCCAATCAAGGAATAGTTTTCGCTGATTATGTAGTCGGCTACCTTTCCGTGTCCGGTGTTGTCTATCACCACTAAATCTGGGACGGTTTGTTTGAGAATGGTGTTTATATTCCTTTTGATTGGTTCATCGTCACGGTTCTTAAGAGGGAGAGTAGTGGTGGTTGTGTCTACTATTCCGACTCCGGCATTGGATTTGGATGTGTTGTGTAACGTGGGTAAATGACCTTCTTCCGAGAGTCGTTCGGCTACAGATATGCCTTCGCCACTGGAGCTGATGAAGAGAATGTTCATTGCAATCTCCTCAGTTCTTCCTTCATTCGCCTGTAGGTTTTCATTACCCGTTTGTATTCTTTCTCGCGGGCGTTCTTCTTTGCCCAACGGGCTCCTGCTTGTAGGTCGTTCAACTTGGACTTTAGATGTCGCATTGCACGGTCACGTAAGTCGGTTATGGAGGTTTTATAGATAGTGGTAAGAGTGTGGTAGATAGCATGCTCTGCTGGTGTAAAACTTTCCCCTTTCCTGCGTTTTCTAATGAAACGGTCTATATAGTTTATCATTCGGGCTTGGGGGAGAAAGGTGGCGGCTGCGTATTTGATTTTAACCGGAAGCTCCATTCTCAACAATTCCTGAGTTTCTCCCGGATACCTTTGTATTTCTGACTCGAAGTAGAGTGACTTGTTAAAACCGAGTTCAAGAGCGCCTCTTATATAGGGGTTAAGTAACTCCGCAAACAATTCCTGAGGACGAACCATTTTGGTGAGGTCTGTGGCCGGGATTAGGCCTTCGAGGGGAATGTAGGTGATGGTATCGGCACTGGTTCTCATCTCAATCGGTAACCTCTCGTATATGTCTGGTCTGGTATACTTTAGTCGCAGTAGTTCTTTGGGGTCTCGGCCGGTGATAGCTTTCGTGATGGGTGCATACTTTTCCGGTTGGGTTATTAGGTTCTCAATCTGAAGGGGAATGTTCTTACGTGTCCAGGTATAGAATGGGAACATCCTCTTCATAATTTGTTTCTCGAAGTAGGTCAGGTCATCGTAGTCAAAGAGGAACTTTTTTACACTTAGAGCGGCGTCGTCAGAGCTTAGTCCTTTTTTGACTTTATTGAGGTAGTGTGCGATGCGTGCGTTATTCTCGATGGTGGTTCCTACCGCCATCCCGGATTTGATTAAACCTCTTCGTTGCATCTGCTGTTGGATACTTTTAGTGATGTCAGCTGCATACCATCCACGGCCAACTACACCTAACTGTTCCATTCTCATAATAATGTCATCCGCTTGTTGGGGGTCAAATCCGAATTTCGCCAGGTTCTTCATAGCAAAATTCTTCATACCCGGGTTGGAACGGTACTTTCTCCACACTTGGAGAGCTTGGGCCCGTCCGTAGTCCATGGGATTTAGTACCCCAGCGAGGTAGTTGTTCCAGAGGTTACCAACCATATTTCGGAGGTGGTACTTGGGAAAAGGTGCGAGAGTCCAACGTTTCCACATGTTGATTATTCTATCGTAAATGGGACGAAACACGCGTCCCATCTCAGGGTTGATATATTGAGCATGGACCCGGTTAATCTCATTCAGCACTTCCGGGTCAAATACCATACCTTTGAATTTAGGGTACTTCTTTATCAAGTCGGTGCTTACCCCTTTGTACCAGGTTTTACCGACCTTTTTAGCTACACGTTGCGGCATCCCAAACTTGTTGATGACGTCATCGTAGAAACCTGCGGATGTTACCGTTTTAGCATGCTCCACTCCTCTCATCACGGACGCGTAGGCCGGGTTTTGCATGAAGAACTGTTCGAACTGCTTACCTCCCAAACTGGGTACTCCGTGTTTGGCGAAGAATTGGTTAACCTCAGCGAGAGTCCAATCTCCGGTTCCTCTTTGTTTAGATGCTCTCATCATAACGTCCCAGACTTTTCGTCCGCGACCAAACCCGCTCTTTTTGGACATGGAAATGTATCGTTGTACGTCTCGTGCCGGGATACGGGGAAAGTATAAGAGTCCTTGCCGGCCTCCTGCAAAGTAGTGGATAGGTACACCGGCCTTGAGTTCTTGGGTGATGAGGTGTGAGAAATGTTGACGTAACGCTTTCGCCACGGTGACCATCTCTTGAGGAACTTGTAAACCTTGGACGCCTTGTACCATAGGTATACCTGGTAACTGTCTTTGGAGAAGGATGTTTTCGATGGTTCCGGGAGACTCGGTCAGAGTAGCTATTCCGGCTTCGACGTCGGAGTGTTTTAGTTTGTATTTACGGGCAATACGGTTCACTACGTTTTGGAGTTTAACTCCATAGTGAAACTCTTTCATAGTACGGTACTTCTTGAGAGCAGTGTGTTTGTCTATGATTTTACCGAGTTCTTTAATTCCGGTTTTGGTAACGAACCAATTTCTTAGTCTGTCGGTGATTGCGGGAACTATATCTTTTGCGGCGGCTACCTTTTCACCGACGTACGGTATCTTTTCCAGCCCCCGAAGGGCAGCTTGTGTACCCGGTTTAAGGAAATGTTGTGTAATGGGACGTGCTATTTTACCTATCCCTTTTGTGATTGCACTGTATCCTCCATACATGAGCGGGTCTGACGCAACATCAGTCGCAAAACCCAGAAAAGGTACGCCTCTAACCCCCATCTGTTTCCAGAGTTGAGTACTCCGGGGTGCTCCCTCGGTAAGGCCTCTCATAAAGGCGGCTCTGGCGGTAGGGTTGAATACCCAAAAAGGAGCAATAGAGGTTAATCTTTCCGTAGGAGTAAGAGTTCCGGCACGTGCCTTTTGTGCAAGGTCGAAGACTGCAGAGCGGACTCCGGCACCGGGGCGGTCTAACATCTCAACGGCTTTCGTAAGAAGACTTCCTTCACCGCGTTCTATTTCTTTCGTGGTGTATAGTTCTTGGATGCTTTTACCTTTCGTATCCTGAGTCGGAGCACGTTGCTTACTTTTGTATAGCTCCTCTATAGTTGGCATTTATATATCATCTCCCTCTTAATACCCGGCTTATAAACGGGGTCGGTGTCGGTTTTTGGGTTACTTTAGGCACCGGTTGCTGAGACTTACCCGATAGTAAATCACCCGTTATCTTTCCTGTTTGAGGTACTAATAACCACCCCTCTTGTTGTGCTTGTGGTAAACGGGGACGTGGGATGGTTATAACGTCCCGTCCTTTCATAACTTGGACGGTATCACTCCATTTGGAGATTTGGTCTTTGAAGTGTTCTTCTCCCAAACCGACTTTACTGAGTACGTCGTAAACGTCATCTACGGTTGCAATATCTTTGGTAATGTAATCTCCCATATCGGTTTGGACTGTGACACGTCCTCTATCAAAACCTTCCCTCAAAGATTTGATTAGCTCTTGCTGTCTCCACGTTGGTTCCTTCTTTGCCGCCAATCCTTTAGGGACTGGCATACCAAGGTCTTCAAGTAGGTCTTTGACTTGGGGTTCGTTTAAGAACTCGGCTGCCCGTTCTGCAGGCATTGATTTTGCCGCGTTTATAATCATATCGGCCGCGGCTTTTTTCTTGTTGTAGTCGAGTTTGTCTAACTCTAATTTTTCTTGTCTAGACTCTCTTTCTTCCTGCCTGCGATACTGAGACATTAGAGCTAGGTTTTGTGCCATCCTTGGTATTACTCTAGCTATCTGTGAACCGATATCTTCTGCTGGGATTGACCCTAACCACTGCATTCCTGGCATTTTATTACCTCCTGGTTTGTAAGTTCAAAAATTGAAATTACTAAATTTAAACTTTCTTCTTTTCCGTTTTTTCCATTGCCATCATAATAAATGGTAGTGACTCCATAAGAGAAGCTATCGGGCTAACCGGTGCCTCCTGATAATATGCAGCTTTTGCCGGTTCACCGATATAACGCATTGCTAAGTCCAGTATAGGTGAAAGTTCTGGTGACGTTCTCTTAAACTCCTCAAATTGAGCTGTAAGTTCTTGCTGTTCCAACAGCCGGGGAATTGCACCGTAAGCCATAGCCGCCTCTATTTGAGGGACACCGCCTTCTACTCCTATCATTTCACTTATGTATGGAATAAGACCAGCTGCTCTTTCACGTTCGGCTTGTATCATCTGACCAATCCGTGAGAGCTGACCGGCTCCAAAGTCCCCCCACATACGAGATAGAGTATCGTATCTGGGTGTACCGTAAATATTACCGGTTGGAACGAACTCTTCTCTGGCTTGAGGTATAATACGTTCCTTCATCCAACGTTCCTCTTGGGGTGCTATATACTGCTCGTAGAAATTGAACGTTTGTTGTGGGTCCCATCCTTTGAGTAGGTCTCCGTACGCACCAACACCAATTTCTTGAAGAGTGCTGGGGGTAGATAAGTAACCGCCCAATCTGTCCAGACCCATCTGTTCGTACATACTGAGCGGAGCCGTAAAGTCTCCTGGCCACTTTTCCAACCCTCGACCTATACGACTAGAAATGAAAGGCTTCAACTGTCTCATAATTTGAAGCTGAGGCACAGTCATAGTACTGGTAGTCTGCATTCCATCTTTGTCTTTCTTGCCAAAAGTTCCGATTAAACTAGAGGCCACCATTGCTGCCGGTAACATCCATGCCATAATACACCTCCATATCTTAACTTGTAACCGTTAATCTACACACCAAACTCTTATACCCAATCCCAATTATCGAACTACGATACATCTCAGTATCGCCAACTTTTAAGTAAATGAAACCAGAGTATATACCTATCTGTCCTTTTTGTAAGTCGGTAATGGTTGGTTCGGATGTAAACACCTTGAAGGTAGAGGTACCTTGCGATATATCAAGATACGCTTTACGGAAGTATTCCTCCAACATCCGGACTAATTGCACCAACCACCTTTCCAGTTCAGCATCTTGTACGTCACGTTGTTTACTGTACCTAAAGTCTTTTAAGAAAAGTACGTCCCGGGGTAAATTTACCTTCATCTTAACCCCCTGTCACTTGCGGGTATATACGCTATCTGAATGTTGCGTAACTGAAATGATGAGTTTAGTTTATTGTTACGAAATCTATATCTAATCTTCTCATCATTCACGACAAAATCCCACCTTTCCCAACTCCAGGTGTCGCTAAGTGTAAATACTTTAGAGTTCGGCCAAGATACTCCGGAGTCGGTACTTGCGTATACTGTGACTGCATTACCTCTGGCTTCAAACCCCAACCCCATCCAGTTTGTTAACCGCCGAAGGTAACCTTCAGTGGCGACAAAGTCTTTTGTCTCCCAATATGAGTCTATTGTGTCACCTGCCAATGACCAAACATTCTCAACGTCTTTATATACCACTCCCGATGAGTTACCAAACATTGTTATAGGAGTTATGTTGTGTGTTACACGGTCATTGATGATACGTCCGACGTAGCTGTTGATGGTTCCCATCAAAGAGTTGATAACGGTTTCAGACTGCTCCTCAAACTCTCCCGTACTTGTGTAGGAACGTGTACCTTTATACCACGCTTTCGAACGGGTGTTGAAGGTGAAGTACTTATTGGGTGTCGTACTGCCGGTTGTTGGTATGTAAATTCTAATTTCGTTAAGAGGTTTAATGTACTTCATAAACGAACGTCCGGCGTATTGAGGGTCTATGATGGAAAATAACTCGTCCTTTACGTTTGGACTTGCTATTCTATCCACCGTTCTTCCGCCGGCGTAGTAGTAAACATCATCACGTCCAAGTAAAACGTGCCCGTCTCCCAGATTAACGACTGCGTCCCGTGCCAATAGTCCAGTGTTGGGTACACGGAGATAGAACTCAAACGGTTCGTCTACATCGGTCTTGTAGTCTTGCACAGCAATATTATGGTCTGAGTAGATTACGACGAAGTTTCCAAGAGGTAATGCTCTTATAATGGTATCTTCTCCAAGCACGGTTAGTAAATCACTGGCTCCACTACCGGTAGCTGTCCAGTCGGTTGCCACAGGTGATGTACCCGGTTTAGTCGCAGCCGACCACCTGACACGTTGGGCGTAACGTACTGCGCTCTCCTTCGTGTTGTACAAACATAAACGGGAGCCAAACGGAAGTATGTCACGACAGGCGTAGTTTTCACATCCTGGTAGTTTGGATATGAAACTTGCACTCATATCCCAGTAGTAGATACCGTCTATGTCATTGGAGAAGATGTAATTATCGTTTATCACTGCCGAGCACCATCTGTTATCTTCGTCTCCGCTAAAGTAAGCCACTTACGTTACCTCCTTAACTTGTTACCGTAATACCGCAGTGTAAGTTCCTAACATCGTATACTTTGACTGTGACTCTCGACACTAAGTTTTTGGTTGCTGGTGTATTAGGAACTCTGGTAATACGGCAAACCAAGTTCTTACTATCAAGAATAATCACAGACACTCGACAAACTAAATTCTTAGGTGCCGCAACCAAACTAACAAAGGTGTTGGTTGTACTGTCATAATAATAAAGCTGGGTTGTAGTATGTACCACCAACTTATCCGTCCCATCCGCCTTTTTGTAGTGGTAGATATTCATTATCGTTCCATCGAGAGGATATGTGGTAGTTTGACCATAGACGGCGGTACCGTGTGCTTTTTTCACGATGTTGTCTTGGAGTACTACTTCTTCACAGCGCGGAGTGTATTTCTCTTCCATAACGGTGGACGCTACGTCGTACCTCAGTCCCCCGTCGAGTTGATAGATTTCGTAGTACTTACGACGTTGTCTGGGTAACTTTAACCCTTTATCTCTTCTTGTAAGCATTTACATCCCCCTCTCCGTTATATTCCCATCGGTAACCAGTAAATAGACACAGAGGTTAAATTGGATGCAGTAACTTTATAATAATCGCCTTTCTTAACTGGGCATGTTACAGATACTATTGAATTACTTCCCAATGAGCCAACCGGAACGTATTGTTGTACTCTATCAGTTGTTGGAGGGTTATTTGAGTCTGTCTCAACCAAAAGGTTAACCTCCCCAGACCCATCCCATTTTCCTTTAGCTACAACAATCCCGTCGGTTGCTGCTTGATAAGATATATCTGCACTCTTAGCCGTCCAAGTTCCAAAGGGTTTTATTTCTGTTTCGTTATACGAGTAACCATCCAGCAAATCAGCGTTGAGGTTCGATACCTTCGTGGTGGATGTGATGGTCATAGGTGCGGTACCATCTGCTTTGTCTATGGTGACAGGTTCATTGAACGTGTTATCTCCAGTGTGGGTATTTGTGCCGGTAAAGGTCTTATCACCGGCAATAGTTTGAGTTTGACCGCCGGTGGTAACTAAACCAACCGCTGTCCAGGCACTCCCGTTCCAATAGTAGAGAGTGTTGTTTTCATCGGTTGCTATAGCTAAACACCCAACCGCCGTACTGGTAGGAGTTGGAAAGTCCGCTTTTGCACTTACTTTCAGGACGTTGGTTTCGCCCGATTTGTGCTCATACACTCCGCTTTGACCAGTCTCGTCAGCGTACGCATTGTGTTGTACTGCCATTCTTTCCCGGATTGCGTATGCTAAACGGTTAACTTGGTCGTCTATCTCTGGAACGGTATCAACATCTCCGTCCAGAAGAGCTTCACTCCAAACTTTGTCGAAACTCATGGTGTCACCCCCTTCATTTTACTTAGCAGTGTCAGAAAAGCTACCAATAGACCGACTGTTGACGCTGAAAAGAAAGATAGAGCTAATGTTACCCATATAGGTGGTCTATCTAACTTCCTCTCAACATTCGCTTGAAAATGATGAAAATCGTTTGTACGCCAACTGTCGAAGTCTCTAAAGTACTTTTCCAGAAGTGTACGATTGGCTTTACCATAATCACATCCATTATTTCTTTTCACCACTTATGTCCTCCTTTACTTCTTTGTCCAGTGTAGTGTACTCAGTAATATCATCGTTTAACCCATCCAAGGTAGAGACCAGTAAGTCTTTTAGTTTCGCCAAATCTTTTAGACGATGAAGAATTCTCTCTCTGGTTTCACGTTTGGAGCGGTTTACACTACCCCTGGTTATATCTCCAAAATTCCCGCTCGTATTTGTCCCTGATTTTGTGTTCCCGTGTTTGTTCCTCATCTTTTGACTCTATTTTATGTGTCAAGTGAATAAAATGTTCACCAGCATCAACCGCCTTTTTGAAACGGATAATAGAGTTTGTGTGTAACTTCTTGGCTTGATTATCGGCGTTTGAGTTCTCTCTAATCCAACCCATTACTTGTTCAGCAAACCGGATAATCGGACCTAAAACCAGCACACCCATATTATTTCCTCCCAATCATTAACCAAAAATTCTTGAACTTTTCGAAGTACTCTACCACGGTGTTATAGATTTGGTTTGTTTTCTCGATTATTTTTTCATCCTCGTTCGTCCAAACGAAGATTAAACCAACTATACGTTCTACGGTTACCAGTGCTTCTTTAATAATAGGCAGCGCCAACTCGATTATTCCTATTGCTGCACCGACAAGGTTGAAAATTTTGTTTACCAGTGTCATATTACCCTCCTTCTTTATCTGGTCTCAATTTTATCTGGAACCAATGTCCAGCTCGTTGATTTATCGCAACATCTCCACCAATCCGCGTATACTGTTACTTGGCAGAGAAGAGATGTGTTAGCTTGACTAAGTACTGACAGTCTGCATACTATTGATTTTGAAGATATATGTAAAACAGTAGTTTGTGATACTAAATTGGTTGAGCTAGTTTTATACACCAATATACGACAAATTAAGTCAATTGTATTCATAATGTCAACATCTATTTGACAAACCAGATTTTTAAAGTCCGCTTGTAAGACTGTAACACGAGATTTCAAGTTTTTAGAATCCATTTGTAAAACCGTAACCTGAGAAACCAAATTTTTCTCATTCTCAGACCTAAAAACAGTAAGTTGACAGAGCAAGTTAGTAGAACTAAATGCTGGATTTACAGTAATACGAGAAATGAGGTTCTTGCTTACGTAACCATAAATGTAAAAACAACTGTCAGATAATGCACTAGCAGTCCACGTTTCAGATGACCCACCGTAGAATACACTATTTCCAGGATGTGTAGGAGAAGATGAATCTAAAGCAAACTCAATCCAGTCATTAATACCAAAGCCATCTGTAGCTTCTACTACTATACAGTAGTCAGTGTTATCAGACATTATATAAGGTGTTGGAAACGTAAAATCAAATAATACCCAAGAATAAGGTTCCGAACTTAAGTCTACCTCATTAGAAGACACTAACGCATTACCAGTTGGTATAGCAGTACTCCCAACTGTTCCAGTTGCTGCATACAATCTCGCTGTCAATGAACCTGAATTGTTAGCTGGTTTAAGGTAAAACTTGCATGATGCTAGAACATAATTACCAGAAAGCGTGAAAGATTGACCACACGCAGACACCTTATAGTCTGTAGTAGCTGGGTGAAGCTCATCTATATTAGTTTTTGAACTATAGTTACTTTCACTATATGAATCTATTAACACCGTTATACCATCTCCTTATAAGCTCTTACACACTTGCCCAACAACTGGAACGTCATCCGTAATCTGAGTCCAAATTGTTGATTGTTTGCTGACCAAATCCCACTTCCAAATGTTTAGTCTGCATATTAGGTTACGTTCCAACGAACGGCGAACGGTTATAGTACACACTAAAGGAGTAGTATTGGTAACTATCGCCGATACACGACAAACTAAATTTTTGGTGCCTGCAGCAATTATCGTTGTCCGGCAAGTTAAGCTCTTTGTACCGGTAACAACCGTTGATATACGACAAACCAGGTTTTTACTATCTACAGCAATCGCTGATATTCGACAGACTAAACTTTTAGTACCTGCCACAGACGATGTTACCCGGCAAACCAGGTTCTTCGTGTCAACGCACATATAAGAAAGAACGCCGTCACTTACGTATAACTTCCAATCAACACCAAGAGTAGAATCCGACAGCTCGACAACATCATCTTGAACTGTTGCGGTGTTTTCCACAGCCAGGACTGCGTTGTCTATGTAAAGTTTCCAGTATGTACCTGGATTAGCGTCATCTTCAAAGATAGGTTCGGACTGAGGAGTGTTTGCAGTGGTGTCGTATTGCAATACTCCATCATCAATTGTCACCGCATAATCGGTTGCGCTGGTTCTATCTGTTAATACATACTCACTGGCCATTCTTTACATAATTGTTACGTTTAGTTAATATTTTTCCGGAACTTATTATACATCATAGACCCAAACCCGTTATAATCGTTCCAATTACTTGCGGAGCTCCTTCCTCCGGCGCTGTAAACTCCCACCCGCTATTATTTCCACTATCCGTATTGCCGTCACTCGTATAAGCTAACCAGTCAGCACCACCTTCGGCTGTAGAGTAGGATATGTCGCAGTAGTAGACTCTGTTTTCTCCTGATGAGTCGGATATAGTCCACCCGCCTGTGCTTGTGCCGGTCAAGGTAATTCCGTCATCTGCGTCACCATTTGCTACGAAGGATGATACTGTTGTGGTTGTGCCGTCGGTGAATTTGACAATCTTAGGATTACTGATAGTAAAAGTATTCCAAGTAGGTGAGCCTGTAAAAATTACTGCCCCCGTCCCTCCACCTGTTATGCTGATATTGTTATAGGTTGAGTTTCCTTCACGCATAGTCTTGGTGCTTCCAGATGTATCGCTTATAACGATAGTAGAGGTTTCAGGTTCAAAAGTTAAATTGGTAGTAGTCCTCATATCCCATTTATCACCCGTTCCCGTAAGAGTCCACGTTCCACTTCCCATTGTGATAGTTCTGGTATTGGAAGTGTTTGACCACATTAAATAATTGGACACATTAAAATTATTGGCGTCAAAAGTGCCGTTATAAATATACAGGCTATTGGCATTACTAAAAGCGTCTTGTAAAGTAATACTCCCCCCTACTATTTGAATATAAACTTTTGAATTAAAGCTTTTTCCAGCACTTGTTAAAGTATATGCCCCTCTGCCTTGGAAATACGAATATTTTGTGTGCGTAAAGGTCATTCCATTTACCAATGTAAGAGAACCGTAAATTATATTGGGAGTTGAGTTCATAGCAAACGTCGGCGTATTCGTTGCTCCTGTCCAATCAATACTACCCATTCTCGGCATATCAGCAGTTACAGTCTGACTTCCATTATCAAAACTATTAGCGTCGAACCTTGCTGTATCCTGAGGTAAAGGCGGATGAGTAGCCTGTGAGCCACCGCCATTTGTGGCTGTATACCATTTGGTATAGTCCGACCAATTCCCGCCGTCAACGTGCCAATACCAGGTGGTAGGTGTGGTGAAGGTGATATTAGAGTTGCCTCCGCAGTCACCGGAGCCGCCACTTATTGCGGACAAATCCCAAGAAGCTGAACCTGCTCCGGTAATGTCTTGAAAATCTACGTTTGAGGCTGATACTGTGCCGTTGCAAGTGATAGTTCGGGTTGTGCCGAGGACATTGGATTTAACGAGAAGACGATTGCTTGCAGAGTTGCCATTTAAGGTGAGCGTGCCTGTGATTGTTTGACTGGCATAAAGAATAAAATTATCCGTTTTCGCTGCCGTGCCTGTAAATGACAAATTTGTAAAAGTATTAGCCTGAAAAAGACGAGCATTATTTGTCCCTCCCGTGTATTGAACATCATAATAAGTTTTTCCTCCCCCTCTGACATAAGGATTCCTTCCAGAAAATATGAGGGTAGATGTTTCACAATTTAATGTAAAATTAGACACGTTTTCCGTATCCCAAGCATTTGCCCCACTTCCATCTATAGTGCAAGTAATCGTTCCTGACCCCATATTAAGAGTTCGAGTATTAGTATTATCAGAATTAAAAGCTTGTATAGTAACATCTTGGTCATTAAAATCCAGCGTTCCTTCTGTAAGCACTATGTCTCCGTCTGAACGCGCGGTATAAGTGTCTTGTAGCGTAACAGTGATACCTGAGCCATTTACAGTGAAATCGCCAAGATTTTTTCCTGCTGTGGTGATACTGGCAGTTGCATCTACCGTTATGGAAGAATTATCATCTTCGGCAATATAAGTCATTCCAATCACGAAAGTCAAATTGCCGGAAATAGTCCAAGAAATTCCATCATTATGAGTAAGCGTCCCCGTATAATTGGTAAAATCAGCAGATTTACAATCAGCGTCAACATTTATCGTTAAATTCCCACTACTTCCATCTCCTTGCGCTACCACATCATCAGAGGAAGTGGGAACAATTCCTTCTTCCCAAGTAGCTGTATCGTTCCAATTACCGCCGGCGTCGGAGATAGTTCGGGTAGAAGTTGAATAAAGTCCAGTCATTATCTTTACATAGTCAACATGAGTAACCATATCGTTCGTAGCATAACCATTTTGACGAACCATCGTTGTCCCATCAGTCCCTGCTATTTCAAAGCTGCAAGGAATTGCAGTTCCTACTTTTTCCCAACTGTGAGTAGAGTCAGTTAAATAAACATCACAAGTCCCTTCTCCGGTAGTGCCTGTAAAGGTTACCAAAAATCTCCAGATTTGCCATTCAGCACTTCCACCGTGTTTTACCAAATCAGTCCCAACCTCGGTATCTCCTGAGTCGGTATCTTTTATAAATAAGCCATCCGAGGAAAACTTTGCAGTCAAGCGTTCATCAGTTTGCATCGCATTCAAAACAAAGTAGTCTATATCCGCATTAAGACCAATTGAATCGTGGTATAGTTTTATTTCAACAGTAAAAGTATTTGGAAAACTTCCTACATCTATAGTTCTACTAGCCCAATCATTTCCAGCTGCACCAGCATTTGTGTCTAGTCTTAACTGTCCAGTTGGGTCAACTTCACTTACTCCATTACCATCATCATCATCTATCCAATCTGAAATGTCCGAACAGTCTTCCTCTAATAAGTCCCAACCAGCAAATGCAGTGCTTATCAGACAGAATAGAGATAATATGGTAATTACAAACTTCTTCATTCGATAACCTTTGTATCTATTTTCTTTGCGTTTATCTCCACTATTTTAAAATCTATCTCATCAATCTGTGTCTGCAATTCGGTCTTCATCTTTTCCAGTTCTTCTTTTGTAGGCTCTATATAGGGTGCCGGGTGTTCAAGGTGATATTTCCAATTATTAATCCTCTGCTGCTTCTGAACATTAATGGGCACAATATTAGCCTTTTTCTTAAGCTCTTCCTTAGTTAACTCTATATCTGGTGTAGTCAAGAGCCTGTATTCCTCTAAGGTGAAATATAAAGCGTCATTGTATTCTAATTTTCTAATATTGCCATTAAAGTTGATGTCGACGATTTCTTTGATTTTTACCCGAATGTCAACGGTATCTTCGGCAAAGCAAACCGAACTAAACAATAACGACAAAACAAGTAAACTAACCATTCTCATAGAGACCTCCTTAATCTACATCTGCGTTAAACCAACCTTTGACCGTAAGTAAAACATAATCAGGTGTATCATTTGTATCGAAATCTATCGCAAGAGTGTGGTCGTGTTCTATGGCACCGTGCGTAATTACAGTATCAGATGCATAATAAACGCTTGTGCCATCCGTTGCTATTTCCACTGCGTCAACGGTTGTAATCGCCGTGAAGTCCGTTGGGTCTGTAAGTTCTTCGAGCTCCAAACTCACATTATCATCGTCGCTCCACGCCTTCCACTCAACAATAGTAAAAGTCATTCCGGTTGTGTTATGCCACACAGGAATTAAATCAGCGGCATTTATCGAACCAGGCTCAATGAGAGGAAAATTCATAGTTACAATTTTCTGACCGACAGGATATTGATTTGTACCGTCTGTTCCCCGGTAGTAAGAGTCTCCGCTCTCGTTTGCACCGTCACTATCAAACGTTAATTCTCCGGCATTAGTAACGTCAGGGTCGGCTGCTGACTGTAAACCTAATGTACCGTTAACCGTCAGTTTTGAAACCGGAGTATCAGTACCTACTGCTACATTGCCGGTCGTAACCAAAGCCTTACTCCCCAGATCTACGTCTTTTTCCGCCCCCTCGTAGGGAATAAAAATGTTCTGGAAAATCTCCGTATTGGCTGGAATTTCCCATCTTGAGCTTGTAGTTCCCTGATAATATACTCGAATAGTAGGGTCACTTCCAGTACCTGAAACGTCAACGTAGAGTTTACCGACTATTCTACTACCGGAGTCGGGTAAGTAATCGTTAGATAATTGCAACGGGACAAGATATACGCTTTTGCTCGTAATTAGATTGCTATCAGAACTTGTTGCTACAATAGTTTCAGAAGTGTCTGTTTTTCTTTCTATCAGTTTCCAGTAAACCCTTAAATCTTTTGTTCCTGTCATTTTTTCCACTGTGATATACCAATTATAAACTCCTTTCAATAGTTTTGTAGGCGCCTCACCAGAAGCAGAAATCCAACCCCCTATATAATCATCGTTGCTTAAATCAGCATCTTCAATATATTCTTCTGAGTCCGAAGAAGGATTTAAGTAACAGGTTTTATATCCAGTGGCGTCATCCTCATCATACATATAGTAAGCTGCACCAAGAGAAGTTACAGCTAAATCTACGTACTCTTTATTTACCAAACTTTTGATGTTTGCTGCGCCTGTAGGTGTAACGTCCAATAAGCCTGATGATGTAATATCAATATCTTGGGTAGTAATAGTTCCGGACACATCTAATTCTGAAGAAGGGGTTGTTGTACCTATTCCTACGTATCCACCGGTTACACGCAGGTACTCCGTTCCGTCTTCTACCACAAAAAAGTATCCATCTCCCCCACTATCTTCACCCTCAGCGTAAGTATCACCTTCATACCTCATAGTCTTATAAGGTTGAGCATACACTACTCCACCAATCAATACCAACCCAATTAGTAAAACCAGTATTTTCCTCATATAACCTCCGGTAGTTTACAATCTTTCACTACTCTTTCATATTTGTCAGGTTGATTTAAAGACGTCGCCACCGTTTACCCTCACGTTTCTCGATAGTAACTTTAACATTACCGTTTCCTTCATCTACCTCTATTTTGAATGCGTAGGTACCGTCCAATATAAACCCAATAACTCTCTCGGTTATACCTTTCAGCGGGCCGGTACCGACTACAGCCCTCTTTAACTGTATAAACTCAACATTCTTACCATCCGCACTAATCGTGTATGTTTTACCGCTCCGGTAAAGTTGGAGCGACGTAATGTCCTGATGTGGAACCTGCCTCCAATCAGTCCCCTCACTTTCTTTGAGAGTTCTGCCATCTCGTAAGTGTGCTACGAACATCAGTTCATCCACTCCTTCCCTTGTAAATTCAAAAATTGAACTTACGGCCTTTAGGTATAACTGTACTTCAGTTGATACCCCCACGCAGTATGAGCTCCATCACCAGCCGCTGACGGAACTTTAATTGCGAGGTACACAAAATCGCCATACGCTCCAGCACTAACGGCGCTGTACGCATAACCAGAACCAGTACTCTCCGGCATCTCAGTCCCCCACGAACTTGAAGGGGTAATACCAGATGGTTTGACGTACGTACCGGTTGCAGTTATATGGTGTAGCCATCCGCCTGCCGTACCCATACCTGTTGAGGCCGCTGACCTGGTGCCAGCAATGTCGTAGAACCACCACTTAGCACTCTGGATAGAGTTCGTTGCAACCTTGGGACGAACACACTGAACAACGCTCCAGGCGCCGGCAGTAACCGTTCCAAAGTTCAACGATGCGATGCTCGAATACGTTGCACTGTTCGTGGTACCGGTAACCTCGTACCACGTAATTGATGGTGCTGCCATCTTCTCACCTCCTTTCTATTTCTTTGGACTTCCCACCAGTCTGTGACGAAGTCCTAAATATTCCTTTTTGAAGGGCGGTAGAAGTAACTCTTCCACTAACCCGTCCGCGTACTCGTAATTGTACGCTCTCTCTATCTTTTCATCAACGCCGACTAACTTCTTGTTGGCGTACTTATCAATACTCTTCTGAAACGGTATCACCTTCATTCCCTTGAAGTGAAGTATCCCAGCTTCACTGCAGTTAATGAGAGTATGTGCACAGAATTTACTATTCTCTCTCAACCACGCCCAAAACATCAGTAACGTTTGGTGAGTAAGTACAAGTTTACCGTTGATGTCCGGGAACAACATACAGTGAGCTTTGAACTTCGCCCCCTTTTGATAGTTTACCTTCCAATCAACAATCCCGTCTGCGTATACCTTATCGGTTGAAGGCCAACTCAAGTCCATCCCCACAAACATTATAGGATTACATCCCATCGCAGCCGCAAAACAATAACAATCACCCGTCGTGAGAATAGCTGCTGGTAGCGCTCCCTTACGTCCGATGTGGTAAGGTATTTGTTCAAAGAGCGTATTCTTCGTATCTTTTATGTTGAATACCGCTAAATGTTTAGGGTCAACACTTCGAAAGATGGATGGGTCTACGACAGGAGGTACTATGGTGTAAAATTTAGTCGTATCAATATCTTTGAAGTTGTGTTTCTGCTTCGGTGTTGGGTCAACCATTACTACGAAATGCGGATACACGTCATATTTGTTTACCAGTATCGGTAGTGCCGCATCACAACTGACTATGATGAAGTTATCTTTATACTTATTAAGTAAGTGTCCATTCTTGTCCAGTGACGGCCCAGCTCCGACAACAACTGCAGGTACCCTCTTAAAGATTTCTTTGAAACCAAGTATCCCGGGAGGACGTGTAGCCTGAATAATGACCATATTCCAAAGAAAGTTTTTTAACTGAAGGTCATAAAGTCCTCCTTTACACATTTCCTGATAGAGCTTACGCTGCTCATCAAGATTTTTTTGGTCGTAGTACTCGTCTGATTTAATCTTTGCGGTAGACATACATTCCGCTCCCTCTTTGTTGACCGGTCAAACGGTGAGGTTTAAGTTTGAATTGCTCAAACTTCTCCTTCCACCAGTTGAACGGTCTCACAGTGAGATGAATTCCCTTACCGTAGACGCTATCGGTTAACCCAACCGTAGCGAATATCCATCTCTTACTAACTCTAACCAACTCGGATAATGCTCTATCTACATCCTTCTCGTCAAGATGCTCAAGAACTTCGCAGCAGAACACTAAATCAAATTCTTCCACTCCGTATGGGATATGTGTAATACTACCATACTTTACTATACCGGTAGCGACCAGACTCCGAAGTGGATTTGCTAACAACCACGAGCAGGTTTCTATACCTCTGGCCTGTTTACCGTTCTTAAAGAACTCAAGTATTGCATAACCGGCTCCACACCCAACATCAACGACATTCCGGAAGTTAAGTATCTCTGTTGCTGTCGTTACCATACCCAGCCCGATACTCGCTTCCGGCATCCCGTAGTTGGTGTTTGCGTACAGGTGGTCGTACACCGATTTCTGTCCAGTGTGCATCCGTTACTTTCTCCTTCCACTTTGCGTCCGTTACACTTCCATTTTTCATACAGTTCTCCCTGTGAACGGGTTTTTCCACCAGTTACCTATCAATGCTCCACCACTGGTGAACTGACGGGCTTTCGGCCCCCAATCGACTGCTGTGTGATCACTTGTCAGAGATGCAGCATACAATTCAGGGACTATGTTGTTAGCCCACCAGGCGGCATCCTCAACCTCGCGTAGAGAATAGAAACCGAACACTGTTGCTATTGCACTGATAAGCGCATCCTTTCTCTTGAAGTAACATGTAGCGTAACTCGACCACGCAGTTGACGTATTGGTTAAATCATCCGGGTAGAGTGTGCACCTCAAGTTTAAAGTGTACTCGTCATCCGGTATTAGAAATAACTCGAAGTTAGCTCCATAATCAACGTACTGTGAAGGTTTACCTTCAGTATACGCCTCAAATCTTGGCACCGCTCTATCCATAGTACGGGGGTGAACATAGTCGAGTTTTCTGGACTCTGCACCGGACTGAAGAGTCATAGTGTAAATGTCCTTCATATTGGTAGGAAACCCATACCGTTTTTGACTACTTGTGGTAGAGCCAACATAATTCTTTTTCATCTCCTCATATGTGTGAAGGTCGGCGATAAAGTCCTTTGCCCAGTTTACCCATCTAAGTATCCGGGTATCGGACACACCATCCGAGTTTCGCCGAATGTTTTCTCTAACCTCATCTATAAAGTCAGCTCCGGTCATTGCCATTATTCAGGCTCCTTTACGACTTTAATCTTAACTTTGGTTAAACCCTTTCCCAAGGGTGCGATAGCGCCAAAAGCAGCTTTACTCAAATCAACTGCTCTACCATACTTCTCAAACCCGCCGGTGTCGTTCACTCTAACAACCACTTTCTTGCCGGTATCAACACTGGTGATTTCTAACTTCTTACCTCTCAACTCTTTCCAACGTTTAGAAGGTACGGCAGCAGTAAAGTCATTCTCGTCAAACATCTCACCACTTTTGGTGTAACCACCCCATCTTGGGTCTACACTTTTGTTTGTGTAATAACTGGCAAGTCCAACTTCCTCACTCATAACACTACGCCGTTTCGTCGTTAATCTGTGTCCAGGCTGTACTACCATCAGTGTTGATATAGCAATCACCGTCAGTAGCGTCACCCACGTAACAAACAACCAGAAACGTGCCTTTTGGTGCGCTTGTAACACCATCCGGACTAGTCCCATCATCTTTCTGTACAAGTACCCTCGATAGAGGGTCTTGATGTCCCTCAAACATCTTCTCTATTAAATACGATTTACCGTTACTCATCTCGCTACTCCTCCATAATTAAGTGTAAGAGGAATGGGGAACGTGTCCCCATTCCCCCTACGTTAGACTGTAGCTTGGGGCTAAAAGTCAAATTTTACGGACATAGCTGCAGATAGAACAGAACCATGTCACCGGCTGTGGTTGTATCGGTAATACCACGGCCAACCCTCGGCTCAATTCCATCCGAGTCACGAAGTGCGACTTGTCCGGTTCCTCCGAGTTCTCCGTCAGCACCGCCAAAAGCGGTGTCGGTTACGGTTACAACACCGGCCGGGCCATACGTTTGAACCCATGCATAGTAATTAGCGGTTATTGCCCTCATAGGAACCCCGACAGGAATTTCGTCAGTATCTACAGCTGCAGCTCTCAAGTTCATAAACAAACTCGGGGATAGTACCACGCCGGTGGTAGCATCCGCAAAGCTCGAACCAATCAACTCATCCCACAACTCAATCTCAACATAATCGCTGACCGAACTCGACCATGCCTGATTGCGCCTAATTTTGTGGCATTCATCTACACCAGCACTGTCAGTAAGTACGATGTACCCATTCTCCAGCTCGTTCTTGGTAATGTTATCCAATGCTGAAGCGTGGGTAACAGCGAGAAACTTCTGACCAGCAACAGCTGGAACTGCGATAGCGATAGGTGAAAGTTCGACTTGAGCAGCCGTCATACTTACCAATGACCCATCGGCTAAAAGCATTGGCCCAGCGTCTGAATAGTCGGGTGACACTATGAGACCGGCTGCTGTAGCAGCGATAAACTTTCCGTAGAAGAAAGTTCTATCCCCCATTGGGAGCCTGGTACCAACTGCACAGTTAGCACTCGAAGATTCGGCGTAGATGCTCTGGGTAGCCATTAGTGCCCCGTAATTTCCGCCACCAATTTTACTCATTGTTTCACTCCTGTTTAGGTTTGAGGGGAGGCCGCCTAACAACCATCCTCATCCAGCTTTTAGACTCAGTTAGGCTGAGTTAGTACGTATCCTTACGCACCGGTTTCAGTAATGTCGTAAATGACTCCCTGCTTCCTGAGGTTGGAGCAAATCAAGTTTCCCACCGTCATTACGTGAGCAATCCTGTCACGAGGTTGGTTCACAATGGGCAACCATTCACCCATTGTAAAGTTTTCAATGGGGTCTGCAACCCACTCGAGGAAGTTGGTGTTGAGAATGTACATTGACCCACTTTTGCAGGACGGTGACCAGGTAATTGGACGTCCTTTGTAAGCCAAGTCTCCAAACCCGAGGTCTGCGAGCTTTTTGTCATTGATGACAATTCTGGAGATTTCAAGACACTCGTCCTCATACAGTTCGTACACATCTTGTGCACAAACTACAAGGTCTGGAAACCTACTAACTCCCTTACCATACCTTCCACAATCGTTGAACATAGAGTTCATCCTCTTGCGAAGGTAGATAGAAGTAGGCTCACCGCTCATGTCTTTGGTGTTAGCTCTCCACCAACCGTAAGTGGCACGGTTCAACCCGCCCACTGTACCTGACGTTTGGGTTTCAGCAAGATACTTGTCAAGTCCATCTATAGCCAGACCTCCGATACCTGTTCCGTCTCCGAACAAGTCTTCCTCTAATCTGTCGATAAGGCTGCTTTGTAAATTGTCAATGTCAGAGTTAACCTTGTTGATTAGTGCAGCTTTACCCCTGTTTTGCTGGAAGTCTTTGAAGTACCTGACAATATGCCCAGTTAAGTACTTCCAATCATAATAAGCGATAGTCACCGGGTCAGTTGACTCTATCGTTACGGTACCACCTTTACCAACATAGGTAACGGTTTCATTTTTACCGTAATTCAAGGGACACTCAATCCGGCGTCCACCTGTTTGAGTTTTACGCTTCCCCTTTTTGGACAAAGTGTACCAAAAAGGTGTGGCTTCAAACGCCTGGTCAACAATTGACTTTCGGCGCAGTACCCACGTGGTAGCGTACATTGTGTCTAATGTTTCGTTGTACGTAGGTGTTGGCATAATTTATTATTCCTTGTTACCAAATGCCTGCCGGTACGCTATCTCAGCAGCTTCCTCTTTAGTTAACTGTTTGTCTTTAACCGCACCGGGAGGCAATCCATCGCCTTTCTCAGACCAAACTTTTCGCTCCTTCTCTTCTTTCTCCCTCTCTAATTTAGCTTTTTCTTCCGCTTCAGCTTTAGCCTCCAATTTAGCTTGTTTGTAAAGTTTCTCCGCACCCCAAGTCGGGTTCTCTTTACCAAGCTCCTTGATACGGTCTTTGTATTCGTAGAAGTCGGGGTGTTTAATAGCAGTCATTTCAATATCGATTTGAGCCATAGCCATACCGATACGTTCTTCCTGCTGACTAAATTTCTCTACTATACCGTTAATAGCCTTATCAAGGTCGCCTTTGTACTTCTCGGAGAAGTACTGAGCAATTTCTTTGGAAGTTGCTGTGTCAAGGTCAATCTCTTTGTCAACGCTATGAGAAAGTTTACCTTTGCTCTCCTTGAACTTCAAGTAATCATCGCTGAGAAGTTCTTTATCAGCCTGGTCGAGTTTGCGTTCAAGGTCGCTCTTCGCCTCCTTTAGTGTTTCATGTTCTTTCTGAAGACCTTCAAATTGGGATTTGAGTTCAGAAAGTTGAGCTTGGACATCGCCCGCACCCGTTTCATTCCCTTTGCCTTCGCCATTGCCGTTTCCGTTAGCTTCAGGTGGCATCTTTTACCTCCTTCTTTTCTTTACCCGTTACTTTTCTAAGTTTGGGTAATTTAGAACTACATTTGGGACAATACCATACGTCTTCTACCTCCACAGCCGTTTTCCGGTTGAGAGATTGACGACAGGTACCGCAATCAACCATCATAATACCGCTCTGAAGAAGCTTAGCTTTCCATTGGCGGTACGCTTTCATCATACGTCTCCACGCGATAGTTACGTCCCTACCGGTTAGGTGCCCGTCAAACTTAATCTCTGGAACTTGTCCCAAGTAAACCTTAATGGTAATAGTACCTCTAAGTTGCGACTTCGGTTCTGGTTTCTTCTTAGTCGCTTGTTCAGAGCCAATCGCCTCTGCCATATACACCTCCTTACATTAATCTGGCCGCTTTTACGTTATGTTTCTTACACTCTTCTTTAAGTTGCCTTTTACTTGTAATGTACATGGACTCCTCACATATGTCGTGAAACCACGCGGGAGTAAAAATAGAAACTTGGTTAGTCCCTGTAAAGACCATTCTGGCCTTTTTACCACAGGAAGGACACTTAGCAAAGTGTCTCTCATCTATACGTTTAAACTCATCAAACTTCCTCCCGCACTCACATTCATAATCGTAGTACGGCATTATATCATACTCCTAATCATGTTGGCGTTCTGCCTCGTACGCGCTTCACGTTGCGCTGGGTTTTGCATTAACTGCCTCTGATTTGCAACAAACTGATTAAGCGCCATTGGATGCCCCAATGACGTCTCCGGTGCTTGAGGTAATATAGTCATAGCGTCCGCCCACTCGTATTCTCTCAAGAGCAACCTTAACAGATGGTCGATGTTTGCCGAAGGATGTTTGGCAAGTGCTTGTATAACCTGAAAAATTTCCCTTTTCTTAAACTCTTTGGTTTTAGGACTCAAACTTTCAACATCGACTTTTATGTTGTATTCTCCCGCTATTGCGTTAGGTCTGTAACGAACCCAGTAACGGGCTGCGTCAAAACCAACAACCTCAATAACCTTCTCCGTATCCCACCGGCTAAATATGATTTGGTTCAACTTCCGGATAGTTCGTTGAAGTGCTTCAGCCACAATGTCACGTCTCTCGTCAATTCTAATCTCATGGGCTTGCTGTACAATTCCGGCTTCGGTTGCAGTTCTCCGGGAGGAACGCGCTTCCTCTCCAAGCTGATTACGTCCAAATCCCATCATTTCTCTTGCATCCGCTCTAATCTCCTGAACCCACCCTAAAAGTTCGGGAGGGATGTGTGGTTGGATAATAGCTGCAACTTGTTTGGGGTCTCCCGTAACTTTTACGACAGGCCCTACATTCTCACTCATCATTTTGTCAATTTCATCAATATCAATGAGGTTGGCGTTAACTAAGAACTTAACCAACGCAATCCGGCGATGGTACATTGCCTGGGTACGCGCCTCATTGATTTCGAGTTGCTGAGGCTCCATTATAGCCACGTCAGAAGGGCCCCAGTAGAATTCAGTATCCTCATTGAATGTAAAGTCCACGAATGGTAACCCTTCGATTTGGAGTAAATCCTCCTCCGGAGGACGTATCCATTTATCGTGACCGGGTACATACGCCATAATCTCTTGTGTGCGTCTGTTCCTAATTTCGTGAATTTCAACGAGGTCGTGGTATTTACTCAACTCCCGGTAAAAATCTGCATAGTACGGGTCTTTGTAGAGTAACTCCACATGTGTACCTTCTAAATCACTCACATTCTTATACTTCTTGTCCGCTTTAACATCTTCCAACCTTCTAATAGAAACATGGTCAATCCACGGACAATCATCCAGTGTACGCACCCCAAAAGGTAAAATGATATAGTCCGGCATAGTACGTAACGCCCAAGGCATTCCTGGTTTAACGTTTATGTTGTACTCAGTCAAATCCCCTTTCTTGTCGAACTGTCCTGACATATCACGTCCGATACCGAATAACCTTCTGGTATTTCTAAAGTATCCATACTGACTATCATAACCCAACTTAATAATACCCCTGTTGGTGTAGTACGCATCCAACACCGCTGTTTTAAACTGTCGCTTAAGGTTTAACTCTTGTATCAACCAATTATCCGTAGCTTCCAGGATTTTACTGTAGATAGGGTCTATTGGCTGTACAGCTCTTGAAATGTTTACGTATGGATTACGGAAATAGACATTCGGAACCAAAGCCCGGGACATTGCGTACGTCAGATTATATGGAAGAACGCCTGAAACAGTACCCGTATACCCAGGAAACTTACCTCTACCATAGTTGCGGTAGACACTCCAACGCTGGCTATCACCGTACTTTTCCTTGTATATACGTCCCTGTTCGACCAGTTCCTGCCATTTCTCTATATCGCTTTTAGCCATTTCTTACGACTCCTTAACTTCTTAGTTAGAAACCGTTTCTTAAGATACTGAACGTGAAGTTCCTCAAGAGAGCGCTTTTGCAATGTAACTCGTTTTCTTTTTGGTGTGGACTTCTCCGGCATAGGACTTTCCTCCTATGAAGCAAATTTTTATGTACTTCCCGTCTTTAAGTGTTTTGGTTCTAACACGTCCTCCCTTACGGACACATGCCTCGAAACTCTTTGGCATCTATACCTCCTAACTGGTTACAGTGATACGGCAAACTAAATTGTCGGTAACACCTCTAACCATCGGGTTGATACGACAGACCAAATTCTTGCTGGGCGGTGTTACTGAGTCGTACTTATCAATGTAAAGTCTACACCTTGCACCATTTGCAGATACGCTTATAAACAAGTTTCTGACATGTACCGCAAGACCAATACCGTTAGTATACACCTTCGGCTTATTAGCTGTAGCTTCCTCCAAAGCGTACACAATCTTACCACTGGCATCATTTTCTCTCACATCCACGAACGCAGCCGACGCACCACAGTCAATAATTCCGCCGTAGATTTTACCAACTCCCGTGATAACTTCTCCTCCACCAAACGTTGGAGATGCTGTGTAAGCAGTATTCAAACTCATTTTTGTACCTCCTGTCATAAGTTCAAAAATTGAACTTACTAACGTTTAGTCAACTCCAGACCAATCTGTCTACTAAACGGATAATTAGGTTGACCTCTCATTTTAGCCACCGCTCTCTGACAACTTTGACGAATTTGTTCCAGCGTGAAGCGAGTCCTGCCGTCCCACTTCTCTTTTTTGGGTGTATGGTCATACTGACTTGCTCCGTAACGCTCAATCTGCCATGATAACGCATCTATGAGGTCATCGTGTTTACCATAGGGGAAACTGTAAAGTTCTTCTTCCAGTTCCCTCATACCTTTCTTTAACCAAATAACGCCATTTTCGAAAAGAGGCGAAAGTCTGTTCTTGATACGTTGTTCCTTCTTAACCACCTTCGCCTTTACGGCGTGAATGTAATAGTACTTGTTCTGTTTGGCCATTTCTTCTCTGAACCCCGCTTCGAGGTGAGCATATCTGTTAGTCTCAATCCTGATTGTTCTGGCACCATCCAATTCCGCAAGCCTCATTCCTTCCTCAATCATTTGCTTGTCAGAAATACGCTTTCTCTTGTATCTTCTCACAAAAATTCCTTTCTTCGTGTGCTTGCACGATACCAATGCTGAGAAGTCCTGATGAGAGCTACCTGTCGGAGGGTCGGCAGGGTCTATGGTTATGACAACGTATCCGTCTTCCGGAAGTTCGTCTTCCTCGTAGTAACGTGTCCAATCCGGATTGAACGCCATAAATTCTTTAGCGAGAGGCTCATTTAAGTAAAGAGACGAGAACATAAACTGTCCCATATCACTTTTTATATCTTCCAGTCTCTTAACACTAAATTTCTTTTTATATCTTGGAACTGTTCTTTCTTCATCAACAAATGCTGTCTTGTCGAATTCATCGAACGTTTTAGTCTCCTTAACATGATTTATCAAGTCGTATGACGCCCACCGTGTTCCTATCACTATCCTTTGGTCATTCTCATTGATAAGGAGAGGAATAGTAAGTTTATGAAACCCCACCGCTTTTTCAACATCATCCTTACTCGGCATTGCTTCTTCACCCGTGAGTTCATCTTTCTTGGGAGCAACAGTATCATCCTCTATGATTATGTTAAAGTGACGTCTGATAACGTTAGCTCCTACACCGGCAGCTTCCCACGTTCCCTCCGGATAATCGACCGGCCGTTTCAAACACGCACAAGAGTCAGACCACCTCGTTTTGGTAAAAGATGGAATAACTTCCGGGAACAGTAACGAATACATTTTGTTGTTTTCCACTATGTCTCTTATCGAGCGAACTGTCTTTTGAGCGTTTGGGGTAGTATTAGAACATACCAATATCCGAATGGAAGGGTTTTTGGTAGCGGCCCATAACCCATACATTTGAGCCGCAATAGTAGTCTTCAAATGTGTCCGTGGTAAAACAACCAGTTTATTCGGGCCGGAGTACTGAATAAAGTGACACAACTCAACGTGAAATGCCGGGTCAAAGTACTCCGGGTCAATAAACAACTGAGCGAAGTAACTAAAATCACTCAGTACCAATTCCCGGATTTTGTTCAGCCTGTTTTGGTTTCCCAAGCTTACCCTCCTCTAATGCTCTTTCAAGTACGAACAAAAAGGATGGTGAAGGTTCGACATATGCATCCAACCTTAACTTGTCTTCTTTCACCAACCCCACACGGTCTAATACCTCTTTAGCGGCTTGTACTCTAATGTTAGATTTATCACTCTCAAGTTCCGCTTTCAATACCTCAACCGCTTTCTCAGCACACTCTTTCAACTTAATTTTGGACTCCGCCATAGAAGCTACAACCTTTTCATCAGCTTCCGTTTCCATCCTTCTCATTTCATCTTGGAAGAGTGGTGAGTTCGCAATTATTGACGCTCTCGATACCGAGTATCCAAGGTCAGCAGCAGCATTCTGTAACGTTGCCCCTTCGACTAACTTTCTCATAAGCTCACGGTGCCTGGGTAGAATGATTTTAATCTGCGCATTTTTTGTGCTATCTGCCAACTCCTTCTTCTCCTCGTTCATACTTTCCTCCTGATTACCAAAAAGAAAAAAGCCCAGTCCAACATCTGCCGAACTGGGCTACTATTGTTTAGTTTACCCTGACCGTTATATCAAGTAACTCTTATTTCAAGAACGGTATCAAGTATATCAGTCTCGAAAATATTATAGAACTCCCTCTACCCCCTTCGTCAATATAGTCACGGTATTTAACTTTGTACTTCTCAAGAAAGAAGTTAAGAAAACCCATAAATGTTCCCAATACCATAACTCTAACTATGAACGCTTTCCACGAAATAACTCCTACCCAGACGTAGAGGACATCCGCAACACCTATCATAACTCCGTGCATCCAGAAGTTATCCCATCCCCATAACTTATCCCAGTAGGTTGTGAGTGCACCACCCATCGCGCCATACATAAAGATACTCGCAACGATGAATTTCCATAACACTACGTCGGGTGGTAATGGATTATACGTAAGATGCATCCACGTTACCGCAACAACGGGAATTAACCAATCCCGTATCCAGGAACCAAACCCAGCACCGCCTAACCGATACAGTATAGCCGACAGTATTGTTCCTATCCCAGTAATCATACTACAAATTCTTCATCCCGTTCCCAGAAAATTTTTCTGTTGCGCTGAAAACATAGGTAGCATTACACAGCGAAGTATTTGAGTGCGGTAACACACTCATTTCCACCTTACTCGATTGAGGTACCCCGTCCGTGAAGTTAATAATAAGTTTCCCGTGAAACCCGCACTTTGATAGATTAGCAATGACTCCGTTATTCCCAAACTTAGACTCATACGTATCCATCCAATCAATGCTCATTTATTAAACTATTTCTTTAGGTATCCCTTCTTTCGTTTTTCTCCCATCCAGATAAATAAATTCTTTCTCTCCTGCCAATAATGCAATTATGTCATTAAAAGTTTTTGTTCCTGCTTCTAATTGATTGATTAATTGGTCTATTTGTATAGGCGAAAGATAAATCATAATAGTTTTAGACAATGACTCCCTATAATATACTACATTTGTTTACTTTACTTAACATTACATAAGTTCAGTTTGTAAAATTTTAATGTCTAAAATTATATCCGTGTCTGTCTTAAGTATAGCACAAAAACCCCAATTTGCCAAGCAATTTTTTCTTTTTTGGAAATTTTAAAATTGAAGATTAGGTACTGTGTGGAAAGTTATTTGCAAAGTTTGGAAATACCACTTCTACACTAATATCTATTGGACGGAGTCGTAAAATTGTAGCGATTTTTATACAGGGTTTTATAATATAATAGACGGTACCTGGGGGGGGATGGGTATAGGTGTATGTTTGTGTATAAGTATGTATAGAGAAATATGCGTAAGTATATACGTGTGCATACGTATAGGTATGTGTAATTACATAATGTATATCCTAATACTTCTGGTCAGTTCGGTCGGTAGAATTAGAGTAAAGGTAAACGTAACAGACTCATCCAAAGTAGCAGGTCAGTAAGTATAGTATGGGAAAACAATCTATCAAAACAAGGATTGAAACTTGCTGAACCTGGAGCCACAGCAAAAGCATTAGCTACAACCGTAACAGTTAAACAGATTGCTGATACCATAACTACCGGCCGGAGACAGTACGGAGTCTGTGCTATCACTGGTCACTGGTTATCAGTCATCAGTCATCGGCTGACGTAATAATGCAGAGTTATGGTAGGAAGTCCTTGAAAGACAATAGGTTAATGTAGTTTCCATAACTCTGATGACTGCGTTTATAACCGTTAAGTCTTTGTCTATCAATAGGTTAGAGCCCAGTTATGGAAGTTATGGTTATGAACCCCTGTGTGTGTTTACGTTTTTTTTTTTTTTTTTTTTTTTTTATACAAAGACCCAGAGCACCCTTCATAACCATAACTCTCATAACTTTAACGTAACCTTTTCTCTCTCAATAGGTTAAGGGTTATGAACCAGTCTTTCAGAGTTATGAACTTTCCACTAACTCATTGTTACACAACAATTTCCTACCATAACTCACCGTTTCGATTCACTCACTCACCTACCTACGTAACATTACAACAGCTACTTGACTGTTAGAGGACGTTTTAGACAAGCAGTTTTTGTTATACGCGGATTACGGACAAAGTAGAGAGTAGCTGACAAGTATCAATACATCGTATACCCTCAACGGTTATGGTAACGGCAACGATGCCCGTTTCGGTTACGTCCATTCGACAGCTATACGACAGCTATAATACAGGTAAAAGCAATTCCGGTTACTCAGTTAGATTTCCAAGAACTTAGCTCGGCGCTCTCTGTGACTATCTACAAGCGTTCCTTATACTTTTGAAACAATTCTTTGTGAAAAATTTCACATGCTGAAAAACCCAATAAAATCAAGGAAAAAAAAATTAAAAAAAACTTGCATTGTGATTGCAAGGTGGTAAACTATAATCGATGAAACGCGAAGCACGGAAAATTATTACTCAATTAGTGTGTGACTACAAGGTGAAGCTGGAGCTTCTCGCTTTTCACCTCGGTGTTTCCTACACCACAATGTATCGCTGGTGGAAAGGAAAAACCTCGCCTTCCTATGCAGAGCTCAGGTTACTCCGGGAAATTTTAGGCCGGTATCAAGCAAGCGCAAACACTGATGAAAAAAAGTCGTAAAAACATTTCCTCAAGTTGTGAACTATACGGATATGAAACCCAAAATGTAAGAAGGAGGAAAAATGGTAGCAATTAGTGAGCTGATAAACTTTTGCCAGAATGATGTTGAGCAGTATAAGAATGTGGTTAAGCAGTATGAGAATAAGATTGAGTGGTGTCAAAATGAGGTTAAGTGGTGTCAGAATAAGGCTGAGCAGTATCAGATTGATGCTAAGTGGTATCAGGACAAAACTAAATGGTGCCAGGAAGAAGCTAAGCAGTATAAGAATAAGGCTAAGCAGTGTCAGGATAAGGTTGAACAGTATCAGAAAGAGGCTGACTGGTGGCAGAAAAAGGTTGATATTTATAACTCTTTAATTTTGGTTTGTGAAGAATATATCGGGAAGAGAAGGTAAACTTAAATCAGGATATGTTTGAATTAAGTAAACGAGGGGTGACTGGCACAGGGCTTTTCAAGAAGTTTGCGCTTCCCCTGTGTTTCATACCCCTCATATTTTTCTGTGATACATAGAGTAAAATGGGGATAGTTGAATAGGTATGAGTAAACAGGGAGGAAGTGTGATGACAATTAGCGAGTTGATAAACTTTTGCCAGAAAGAGACTAAGCAGTGGCAGAATAATGCTAAGTGGTGCCGGAAAAAGGTTAAGGAGTGGCAAAATATGGCTGAGCAGTGCCAGAATAAGATTGAGCAGTATAAGAATAAGGCTGAGCAGTGTCAGGAAGAGGCTGACTGGTGGCAGAATGAGGCTGAGCGGTGGCGGAAAGAGACTGATATTAAAGAAAAGGCTGACATTTACAATTCTTTAATCCAGGTTTGTGAAGAGCATATCGGGAAGAGCAAGTAAACTTAAATCAGGAGGAAGTGTAATGACAATTGACAAATTAATAAATTTGGTAAACTTTTGCCGAAAAAAGGTTAAGCAGTATAAGAATAAGATTGAGCAATATCAAGATAAAACTGGACAGTGTCAAGAAGAGGTTAAGCAGTATCAAGAAAAGATTGACATTTACAACTCTTTGATTTCGATTTGTGAAGAACGTATCGGGAATATGAAAATAGAATGGAGATGTTAGAATGTTAGGTAAAGTATCAATCTATACGAAAGCGTGGTGGCGTGGTAACGCGATGGATAAGTATTTCCAACGCCTTAATGAGGGGTTGCGTAGGTTAAAAAGGGAAAGAAATAGAAAAAGTGAGGTAAATAATGGTAAACCCAGGCGAACTGGTAAGAGAGATTAAGCAGTTACACCGTGAGGGTATGATGTTGAACTCTATTGTGCATATGTTAAGTATAAAGTATAACGTCCGGGACTATGACGTAAGAGTTATTGCGGTTACTAATGTGAAAGAGTTCTATGATGAGTGGGAACCGGGTATGAGAAGGAAGGTAAAGTGAAAAGGTTGTATTGGTGTAATAGGTGTAAAGAGTGTAGTGTGAAAGTTAAGAAGTATGTTAGTGAGAAAGGTGTTACGAAACGTATTGAGATATGTCTTAATAAGGGACACGGGTTTATTAAAGAGATACCGGAGTTAATATTGAGAGGAGAGTAAAGATGATAGAAAATTGGGAGCCGAAGAAAAACGCAACAAGTTCAATAGAAGCGTTTGAGATTAGCAGAGAACGGAGTGTAGAGTTGTTGAGTTGGATTGAAGATAAAATCAATAATAAGAATTCCACCATGAAAGATGTTGTTGAGATGATTATTGAAAGTGATAATTCTATCAATGAGAAACTTTTTGCTCTCTTTTGCTGTGGAATTGCGATTGGTCAACGTTTCCAGCGTCAAGAGATTATGGCGGAAGTATTAAAAAGAGTTACAAAGTTATGAGCTACGAGTATATATTAGATAAGTATAAGAATCTGAATGAAAAAGAGTTAAGAGCAGAGCTTCGTAAGATACGTAAAGAGAGGTTTAAGAAAAGTTATCAGAAAAGGCAAGACGCTAAAAAGAAAAGAATTGAAACGTATTATAAAGAAAAGAAACGTAAAGCAGCACAGAAGGTTATAGAAAACGCTGAGTAAGTGTAAAAATAGGAGAGGAAAAGATGAAGAGACCGGATAAGAGTAAGAAGTCTACTATGCGGGTCATAAGTTCAAAAGTTGAAATTACTACGCCCGCCAGCAAAAAGAGTATGACTATGAAACAGTATTATTCGTTGGTGGAGACTAACTCTGCTAAAATATTGGAGTTTGCGCTTGGCCTTGATAAGAGTATCTTCAGACTTAAGATGAGTGTAATGGAGGTTGTAAAAGCTTTAGAGGTGATACGCAGGAAGGAGGAAGAACGAGTATGAATAGTAACTTTGATTTGGAACAACGTAAGTATAATTCCTCTGCGATTAGTGATTATCAACTGTGTCCGAGGTACTTTAAGTATACTTGGGTGGATAAGTTGAAACCGAAGGAGCCAAAGCCGGGTTTGATGTTTGGGGAAGCATTTCACAAGGCTCTCTACAGATGGTATGATAAACAACCGGTGGAAGAGTGTGTTAAGGCATTTGAGTCGTTATCGAATAGAGTTACACCGGACTTTAGAACAAGAGGATGGGGTGAAGCGATATTTAAACAATACGTTGAAATGTATGGAAAGGAGCCCTATGAAGTTCTTCATAGTGAGAAAACCGGGGTTGTGGAAATTGGTGAACGTTTGTATGGTTTCACGCTTGACCAAGTTGTTAAGGATAGGTATATCTACGTCGTTGACCACAAGACTACGTTAACGCTGGGTAGTTCGTTCATTGAAAGGTATAGGCCAAATACGCAAATTGACGGGTACTGTTATGCGTGTCTTGTGCTGGTCGGTGAATGTATGGGTGCAATCATCAATGGTATTAGTACGGCGCAAAACCCAAAGCAACGGTTTCTGAGAGGCACCAGTCCAAGGACGAGAGAGGAAATAATGAGGTTTCCGGAGATATTTAGCTATTGGACTGGGATGATAGAGTGGAGTATTAAGAATAACACTTTTCCTATGAATACCGGTTCGTGTCATAGATGGGGGAAGTGTATGTACTGGGACTTGTGTGTTTACGGAGAGCATGAGAGGGTTATTAGATTTAAGTTTAAGAGAGGTGAAGATGATGAAGAATGCAGTAGAGAAAGTGTTGGAGTATAGAGCGTTGATAAAAGTGAGGGATAGCTTGAAGGAATTGTTGAATTATGACCAACCGTTTACTATAGATGAGGATATAAGAGCAAGATTACGACGTACTTTGAATAAGGAGTTTTTAGACGATGTGGAAAAAGAAATTGAGGAAAGATTTGCACAAGGTAAAGAAAAAGGTAACGGAGAAACTGCAGCGGTGTGAAAACCCAAAGTGTGGAAAGCTGTTTATACCTAAGGGACAGGAACGTTATTGTTCAAGTGAGTGTTGGAGGAAGGTTCATATACCGGACGTTAAGATTAGAGGGATATAAGTTGCGTAAAGAGATGTTGAGCGTGACAAGTAAGGAGATGTTATGTTAAAGAAACAAGACACAATAATGTGGAAGATGAACTCTGGAAGTTTCTTGTCAAATATTCATAAAGAGAAGCGCATCAAACAAGCCAAAGAAGCTATTGAGAAGGTTGACAGTTTTCTATTGTTTGGTATTAAAGGGAAGAGAGGAATTGTTATTGGAAAAGTTAGTGGAAATGAAATTGTTCGTTATATGGGGATGTTTAAGGATGTTAGTGAAAGTTTAACTAAAGCAGCTACCATAGAGGATTGGAGGTGAAAATAATGGCAAATGCTAAAGACATCACCATCGAGGACATTCGACTTACTATTTTAACGTATGGGCCGAGTGGGACAGGTAAAACGTCGTTTGCGTGTTCGTTTAGGAAGGCTGGCCCGGTTTATGTTGCTGACTTCGACAAGGGAATGTTAGGTCAAAGAGGGTTGGATGTTGAGTATGATACGTTCACCAACTATCAGGATTGGGAGGTTAAACTGGCGGAGTTAGAAGCTCAGTGTTCGTATGACACGGTCGTTCTTGACTCGGTTACTACTATGCAGGAGTATAAGATGGACAGGATACTTCAACTGTCCGGGAAGAAGACGGCGACGCAGTATGAGTGGATGTTACTTATCAATGACCTCCGTGACTTGTTTATGAGACTCACTAAGTTAAGTAAGAATGTAGTGGTTATAGCTCATGAGCAGATGGTGCAGGATGGGATTACCGGTGAGATTATGGTAATGCCGGTTATTTATGGGAAGAAGTTGCCCGCTCAGTTACCTCTCTGGTTTGATGAGGTATATCACTTTGGAGCAACTAAGGATAAAGAGGGGTATCCCTTATATTATTTTGATACGGTTGCTCAAGATAAGTATATGGGAAAGAGTCGTCTGAATGTGTTACCTCCCAGAATTGAGTGGAGTAAACCAGATCCAAATCAGGTTGGAAAGGCTAAACCGTTAAATGCGTACGAGTTAATTATGTCGTACGTGAAAGGAGGTGCAAACTGAAAGTTGAGACGTATGAAGTGATAGAAGTAGGGATTGATGATAAAATACCAGCGGTTTATTATTCTACACAATAGGAGGGAGCAATGTCGGAAGGTAAATTTTGTCCAAACTGTAAGTTTTCGATTTATGGTAAAAGGTTCTGTAGCTTTTGCGGGTGTGAGTTAATACCAAACGAGATGCCGTGTCCGGGATGTCACTCTATGATTTTGCTCATAAGTAACTTTTGCCCGGAGTGCGGACGTCCGGTTCAAAAGGAGGTGAAGGAGTATATAGAACAAGAGATTAAGAAGCAAGAAGCGTGGGCAAAGTAGTATTTCAACTATCAACAAACTAAGGAGGTGTTATGAAGTTAGAAGCTGGGTTACACGACGTAGCGGATTTTAGTCCGATTACGCCGGGCGTGTATGAGTTGGTCATTAAGGAACCGCCGGAGATAATTCCAGAGGTTTATGACGAAACTGACATTGGTGGAAAGATGTACACTATTAACGTTCAGTGTGAGATTGCATCAGGTCCAGAAGCTGGGAAGAAAGTGTGGCGTAGGATTACCAATAAGAGTAAAGCTACGAGATACTTTATGAAGAGGTTTCTGGAGGGAATTGGTATCACTATCGGAAGTGATGGCAGTTTCATCACGGAGAATATGCTGGGTAGAAAATTTAAGGCTGCTATCTATGACAGACAGTACAAGGATGCGGATGGAAACGAAAAGAAAGCGTCCGACATTGACCTTGAAAGTGTTCAGCCGCTGTAAGAGTTAGTAAATTCAAAAATTGAAATTACGACCGCTTACCGGCAGCAAAGTCCACGTGTCGGTAGGTGGTCAGTTTTCTTAACCAATATTTCATTATGAAGGTATTACTTTGGCTGTGTATAATAGGGTTTTTGGTAGCGGTAACTGTTGGTAATGTACATTTAGCGATGTGGAGTTTGGTACTATTCATCATTGTTGTTGGAGGTGGGTTGATAGATGGACTATTGTAGAAAGTGTAAGATAGAGTTCCCGAACAAATTCATTAATGAAGTCGTTACAAGACGAAGGAGATATATAGTGTGTCCGCTATGTGCTCTCCGAATATTTAACGTTAGCCGGAGGTGGCCTCTTGACAGACCATTTGATAATCCTGTGCAGAGAAAGTTATATCTTGAGGCGGTTCAGTACTTAAGAACAAAAAGAGGGTACATTCACGAGAAAGCAGGAGACCTTACTCGTATTGCTAAAGGTACCTATAAAAAGTCGAAAGGTGGGTTATGGTTAAGGTAAAAGTATCTGAGGTAAAGGTTCAAACAGAAAATCTACATAACCCGCAAAAGAGAAAGCGGCATCATAATACTAAAGGTTTATGGCAGATAAAGCGATATAAAATGGAGAAACAAGCTACGGATATTTGTAGAAGGCTTAACATTTAATACCAGGAGGAATAGATGAAAATGACTGTAATAATTAGAAATGATTCTCCATTACTATTAGTGGGTGACAGCCCAAGTTATCGAAGAGTTACGATAGAAATGACTTCACAGCAAGAGGAAGCTCTCAAACTCAGGAAAGTTGGGGTTCAGGCAGGGCAAAATATTTATGAAGAATATAGCCACTGCTTTTTGGAAAAGGAGGACTGACATGGAACTACAAAAAGCGATTAAAGTAATAAAAGAATTTAAAGAGTTATGTCAGCAACCAAACAAACTTTGGCAAGAAAGAAAAGAAGCTTTTCAAAGTTTTTAATTGGAAGGAGCAAGAAATGAAAAAACCCCTTTGGGGTATCGTCATAAGCTGGCCCAAGCAATTTATAAAAGATTGGGAGGTAAATGATGAAGGTTAACGTTTCCCGGTTCTTTAGGAGAAGTAGGAAAAAATACGTCTTAACCAAGGAAAAAAGGGTTGTTTCTGGAGTTACTTTATTCCGGATTAAAGCTCTTACTTCTTTCGGTAATGTAAAGAAAGGCGATTTAGGGGGGTGGATAGAGAAAGAAGATAATTTATCCCAGGATGGTAATGCCTGGGTCTTTGATGACGCTTGTGTATTCGATGATGCTCGTGTTTTTGATAATGCTTATATATCCAATAATGCTTGGATATTCAATAAGGCTTGGGTATTCAATAATGCCCAGGTTTTTGATAACGCTAAAGTTTTCGGTAATGGTTGGGTTTCTGATAACGGCCGGGTTTTTGGTAATGCTCAAATCTGCAATAATGCTCAAATTCGCGATAATGCTAACGTTTCTGATAACGCTCGCGTTTTTCATAACGCCGCAGTCTACGGTAATGCTCAAGTTTTTGATGACGCTTGGGTCTTTGGTAACGCCCAAGTTTTTGGTAATACCTGGGTTTACGAACGACATCACGTATATACAGGTTTCATTGGTTTTAAACTTTCCAACATTGAATCATCACTGAGAGGTCAACTGGGTTTGTGCTTCATTAACAATAAAATTGTTCTGTATAAGCGGGTAAATAAGATAGGTGACGGTAAATATTCTTCTTGTTACGATGAAAATTTTATATATCAAGACGGAAAAATCTCTGAAGTAAAAGACGCTGATATGTCAAACGCAAGTTCCTCAACAGGTATTCATTGTAGTCTCGTTACGTATTGGGAAGAAGGAGATACTACAATAGCAGTCGAGATTAAAAAAGAAGATGTGATAACCGTTCAGGAAGGAAAAGTTAGATGTAGGAAAGTTAAAGTAATCGGGGAAGTGTAATTCTTAATTCAAAGAATAACGGGAGATGGAGATGAAACAAATTATCACTTATCAACTCAAAGGAGGTAAATAATGGATATTGATAGTGGAAGAATTGATGACTTACAGAAATTCACTGACTTATTTCAAGAAGGTAAAATGACAAAGAATCAGATGGATAATCTTGTGCCTTTTGAGATTAATCAAGTTTTGTGGATTGATGGTTGTAAATTTGTAGTTAGAGGAATCAGAAAGCATCCAGAAAATCTTTTAATATTAGAAGGTAGACCAAAGATTTAGTAACTAAACCCAATCAGGAAGGAAAAGTTAGATGTAGGAAAGTTAAAGTAATCGGGGAAGTGTAATTCTTAATGACTAAATTTAAAACCACAGAGATTTTTATCTATAAGTGTTTAAATTGTGATAGAATTTATTCAAGTGAATTTTATACTCAATCTACTTGTCCTTACTGTAAATACAATGATATAGGATATATAGTTGCTAATCAGTTTATCAAAGAAGTTAACGATGACCAAATCTCAGATGACTAAAACAACTAAAGTTCTGAACTTATATGCTGGTATTGGAGGCAACCGTAAACTCTGGACTAATGTTGATGTTACGGCTGTTGAAATCAATCCTGGAATAGCCAAGATATACCAAGACTTTTTCCCTGATGATAAAATAGTAGTCACCGATGCCCACCAGTATCTACTTGAACATTTCGAGGAGTATGAATTTATATGGAGCAGTTGTCCTTGTTTTTCTCATTCACGGGCTAAGTTCTGGGCTAATAAAGAAAAGGTTTATCCTGATATGGCGCTATATGAAGAAATACTTTTTTTGAAATATCATTTTAAAAATTTTTGGGTAATAGAAAATGTTTTGCCTTATTACAAACCATTAATACCAGCTCAACAGATTGGCCGTCATTTGTTCTGGTCTAATTTTTGGATAAGACCCATGAAATGTCCTAATTTTACAAAAGTAAAAGATTCAGTAGTAAAACTTCAGAAATACCACGGAATAGATATTTCATCATACAAAATAAGTCGGCGTAAAGTTATGATTTTGAGAAATTGTGTTTATCCACCACTTGGTCTCCACATCTTTAACCAGTCCAAAAGAGTAAGACAGCTAAGCTTGTTTACCAAAGAAAAACAAAATTATGAATGTCAAGAATAACGGGAGATGGAGATGAAACAAATTATCACTCTAACTGATGAATGGATAAAGAGATGGCGTCCTTGTAAAGAAGCTATCGAATGGTTAAAAGGTAAAGACCCCAATGCTATTAAAATCCTGGAATTACTTATCAAAGAAAAACGCTACAATTGGGCTAATTGGACTATTGTGCGGGTTATGACATATGAACAATATGTTAGTTATGCCGTGTATGCAACTGAGCAGATAACAGGGATATATGAGAAAAAATGTCCTAATAATAAAACATTTCACAAGATTATAGAAGCTACTAAAAAGTGTATTAAAAATCCAACAAAGAAAAATAAAATTGCTGCTGTTGCTTATGCTGATGTTTATGTTGGTGCTATTGATGCTTATGCTACTTATGTTGCTGTTACTGCTTACGTTGTTGCTGCTGATGCTTATACTGCCGCTGTTACTTATGCTGCCGCTGCTGATGCTACTGCTACTGCTTATATTGCTGCTAATGCTGCCGATGATGCTTATGTTAATGATGGTCTAAAACTCAAAATCCTTAAATATGGAATGAGTCTTTTAAAGAAGGCTAACGATGACTAAACCTAAATTGAATGTTATTGAAGCGGGAGAAGTGTTTAGACCGTAAGAAAAGAAAGAAGAAGATGATAAAGTTTTGACCAATGAATAAACAAAGAGTGGTGGAGAATCTTCAGTTAATCATTAATGCTATTAAAAGGGGCGAAACATTACCGCCCTTAGTAGTAAGTATGCTGCACGAAGCTCAGAAACTCCTTGAGGAGATGAGGGTTGAGGAGTGGAAAATAGAAGAAATGATTGAAAAAAGTAAGTTATATCAAGGTTTTCAATGCAGTGATTACGTTATTCGAACAGAACTAAAGAAACGATTAGCTCACAAAATAGTGGAGGAATTAAATAAACAAGGAGGTGTAATATGATAAACTTGGGAGACAAAGTAAGGGACAAAGTATCCGGTTTGATAGGAACTGTTACTTCGAGAATAGAGTACCTTAACGGTTGTATCCAGTATGGAATTCAGCCTAAGGTTAAAAAGGATGCAACAGAAATAATTACTTGGAACATTGACGAGAACCAATTGGAAAAAATAGGGAAGACTGTAAAGGTAAAGAAACCTAAAACTAACGGTGGGCCTACGAGAAAAGTAACTTCATATTATTTGTAATGCAGTAGGAAAGCTTAATTTAACTAAGAAGTAAAAACTATGAAAAGCAATTGGATAACTTTAACGGGAAAGGTAAAGAAACGAAAGTCTGTTACACGCAACAAAAAGTTTGCTGATTACGTTAGTGATAAATTAGACATTGTGAAGTGGTCTATGTACAAACAATTGATGGAGAAAAAGTTATGGAAATAGTTGTCCCGTTTGAGGGGCCGGAGCATGCTAAAATTTATATTGTCGGAGAAGCTCCCGGTAAACAAGAAGAGGCGGTTGGTAAACCATTCGTGGGTAGTGCCGGGCGTATTCTTGACAGACTTTTGATGGAAGTTGGAATTACGAGAAATGAGTGTCGTATAGGTAATGTTATGAGAGTACGTCCCATCAATGATAAGTTTAGTTACTTCTACAATGGGAAATATCCAAAGCCGGAACTGGTGAAAGGTAGAAGGTACCTGATTGAAGATATTAAGAGATGCAATCCCAATGTAGTTGTGGCGTTAGGTAATGAGCCACTGGTTACGCTTATGGGATATAAAGATATAATGAACTGGAGAGGGTCGATACTCTGGAGCCGGAAAGCGCAATGTAAAGTTATCCCATCTATTCATCCTGCTGCATTATTCCGTATGTGGGAGAACGTTCCGCTTGCGATGTTTGACTTTAAGAGAGTGAAGGAAGAGAGTAAGTCAAGTGAGTTGGTAATACCAAAAAAAAATCTTATTGTGAAACCTACCTTTGCTCAAGTTATGGATTATATAGAAAATTTTCGCGAGTGTGGTAAGAGAATGGCATTCGATGTAGAGACAACGGATTTGTGGATTACGGCTATAGCACTAAGTAACAATCCTCTGGAGGCAATATCTATACCGTTCACTCTTGGGAATGGTGCGCCGTATTGGGTAGATAGTGATGAAGAGTTGATTTGGAAGGGATTAAAACGGTTGATGGAAGATGAATCAGTGGAAAAAGTAGCTCAAAATGCACAGTTCGACGTCTTACTTTTGAAACTCAACCCATATCATATAGATGTAAAAGGGTTGGTGTTGGATACGATGTGCGCCCACCATACGATATATCCAGAGCTCCGTAAAAGTTTGGCTGTATTGACCAGTATATATACGAGACAACCATATTATAAACATTGGTCTAACACCTCTGATAATATTCGATTTTGGAAGTACAACGCGATGGATGCGGCTGTTACGTTAGAAGCAAGTGTTGCTATAGAAGAAGAACTCAAAGAGTTTGGAGTCTGGGATTTTTATCATCGTTTGGTTCATCCCCTTATACCTATCCTTATGGAGATGCAATTAAGAGGAATTAAGATAGATATTCCTGAGTG